CAAGGACCTTCGGAGCGGAGAGCGCGCGCAGCTCGTCGGCGTGCTTCCACAGCGTCGAGCCGTCGGCGCCGAGGACATGCGCTGCGCAGTACCACGCGGGCATCCATGTGCCGCGCGTCTCCGCGTCTTGCGCCGCAACGAAGTGCGCGACGGTCGGACGAAGCAAGCGCACGTCGTTGCCGTCGAACTGCACGACGGCTTCGCGCGCGAGGAGCGACTCCAACACGCTCAAGGCGCGACCACCGTGATTGCTGAGTTCTGAAAGATGAGCGTGCACGTCGCCATTGCGACGCCGTTGGGCGCGACGCTCACCGCGAACTCGGATACGAATGCGTCGCCGGTGATGTGCTTCCCAGACGCCCACACGACTTTTGCCGCAGTGAGCACAGTGCCGGCGCTGATGCCGTTAGAGAGCGCCGCATGCGACGCGTCGTAGAACATCTCAAGCGTGATCGACCCCTCAAGGAATCCTTGCACCATTTGGCGATATGTAGAATCGATCGGCGTCACATCGATTTGTTGACGCGAGATATTGACGGTGGCTGAGACGACATCGGCGACGACTGTCGCTCCGATGGAAAACGATGCTGCGGTTGTTGGGCTTGGCATTAGAGGTAGAGCTCCGTGTAGATTTCAAGTTGAGAAGTGCAGATCGCTGGGTTCTGTTCGTCGCCCTCGCCGATGGCCGGTTCTTCAAGCGCACCGAACGATGTGCGGATAGCGAGCACCGTTGGGAAAGTGGCTAGGCCGTCGACACGGATGGCTTCAAATGCAGCATCCTCAAGCGCGATGGCGTCGGTCATCAGGTCTGCGATGGCGCTGAGAGTGACTTCGTAGCGCATGGTCACGTTGGTTTTGTTGCCCAAAGCGCCGCGCTCGCCCTTCGTGATGCTGATAACGACAGCGGGCAGCGTCACGCTTTGCAGTCGAGCGCCAATCGAGACGCGATTGCCGGCGGCGGTAAGACCATTCACCACAAGGTAGACGAGAGTCGACTCAATCATGCGACCTCCGTCGCGTCGATGATGGCCACTCGGTTTTGTTGGTTCAGGTTGCGGATTCCGTTGATGCGCAGCGTCCGTCCGCGATACACGAGCCGATCGATCGGCGTGATGAGCAAGCGCGCGACGTTAGGCCATCGAAGACGAATCTCGAATGTGCAGATACTTGCAACGCCGTCGGCGAAGGGTTGCTCTTGTGGAGCCGCTTCGCGCACGTCGGCGCGGAATTGGCCGTAGTTCAGATAGGTCTGCACGCGACGGCCGAGCGGGTCGAGTAACACAGACGCTCGCATCACGTTGACCACTTGCCGCGTGAGGCCGGCCGAGATCACGAGAACGGCGCCTTCACTCTGAGATGCTCAAGCATGAACATGCCGCCGAGTGGGACGCTCGTCATCGTGATGGGTTGCGCGGCTTCTGGGTTGTTGTACCAAAGGCCCACGAGCGATATCACGACTTGCGCGACCTCGTTCGGCATGGTCGCGTAGCCCGCCGTGTAGGTGACGGTGATCACAGTGCCGGGGTATGTGGCCGGTGCGTTGAGGAACTCGATCGCGTCGAGCGCTTGAGTCGTGTCGGTCCAGTAGTCAGTGCCCAACGTCATCACAGCCGTGTTGTTGTCGGCATCCTTGTACGAAACCGACGTTGTCGCAGTGCGCGGATACTCAGCGAACTTGGTTCGCTTGAAGGTAAGCAACGTCATCGTGCGCGACGCCGACGAGATGCGCACGCCGGTGTACGACTCCACGAACGCTTCAGCCGCGAGGATGAGACGAGACAACTCGCTGTCGTCGTCGACGTAGTCGATGCGCAGCGCGGCTTTCACGGTTGCTAGAGAGAGTGCCATCGAAACCTCGGCGCTGCGTTCCCGCAGCGCCGAGGCAAAGGGAGATAAGAGATCAGGATGCGTTGAGGAATCGGATCGATGCAAACGCTTCCGGTTGCATGATGCGACTGTCTGTGCGCATGTAGGTGTAGAGAGTCGAGCGCATGTTGGCCGCGCCCGAGTACGGATCGATCATGCTGGCCATGCCAGTACGATCGAAGATTTCGAAGTAATCCCAGTGACCGACGCCGGCCATAGCCTTGCCCTGGATCGCCGAGGTGGTGGTCGTGGTGTCCGCGTCAGCGACGTACTTGCCGATGACGTATGGCACGCCGTAGAGGTAGCCAGGCACGCCCGCAGTCAGATCGGAGTTATTTTCCGACGGCTTCCAGAGGTACTCATTGGTGCTCGTGATCTTCAGCTTGCGCACCGTCTTGAGGAAGGTATCCGAGAAGAGCCACTTGAAGCGCGGAGATTGACGGTACTGCGGCTGGACCGCGTGCACGCAGTCGATGATGTTGTCACCACTCACTGCGGTGATGAGCGCATCTTCGGCAAGGATCACGCCTTGAGTCACGAGGCCGGCGAGCGCGGCAGCGCCAGTGTCGAAGATGCCTTGCGGTTGCGAAGAGCCAGTGCCCACGGTGTAGTACTGGTCGAGCGTGAGCGCGAGCGATGACGCGCAGCGCTGCGCGATGTAGTCGAGGCCAGTGCCGATGCCGGCAGTGCCGACAACGTCGTCGATAAATTCTTGCGTCATTGTGGTGGCGCAGACGAATTTGTACGGGACAACGGAGATCTGTGTACTGAATGTTGCATCGGACGCACTCACGGTGCCGTTGTCTGCGACGAGCGCCGACGTCGGCAGCGCGTTTTCGATGGTCACAGTCCGCGCGCTGTCGATCGTGGTGATCTTGGCGAGTGAGCGCAGCGCGCTTGCTTGCTGGAGTTTCGCGACGATGCGGCGCTCAAGATCGGTCGGCACGCCGGCGTTGCTTGTGCCTGTGGACATCACGCGGAGTTCGGCTTGATCGCCGCGCGCAGCAGCTTTGAGCCAACGCTCGGCATACGCCGGGCTACTTGGATCGCTTTCAGATCCACGGCTCACAGTTGCTGCGCGCGCCGTGTAGGTTGGTTCGCCCAGGCGCGCCTCGATCGCTGCCAGGCGTGACTCTTGCGCCTTGGCTTGCGCGATGTCCTGCACGCTGCGCTCGATCTTGGTCATGTCGGCGTCCATGCGCTCGATCATTTCGATCTCGGATCCGCTGCCCTTCTGCGTGAGGAATTGGCTTGGACCGCCGATGCGATTCTCGAATCGTTTGAGTTCCTTGCGATAGTTGTGGGTGAGATTGTTGAGTTCGTTCAAGTTGTCCATTGTAAGATCCTTTGCAAGTGAAGTTCGAGCCGAGTTTGTGCGGCCTCGATCGTGGCCGCGTCAACGCAACGCAAGCTCGAATTAGTCTGCGGGTAGGCAGCATCGACGACGATGCTGATCTCGGAGAGTCGCGCGGCGGTCACGGTGCGCTCGGTCTTGGTCTTGTTCCATTCGTCCTTGTCGACGAAGAAGCCGAAGGACATTTCTCCGCTCAAGTCGCCACGCTCAAGGAGCGCGCGCACGTCGTTGCCGAGAGTTGTCTCGGGTAGCGAGGCCGTGTACTGCAAGCCATTCGGCGAGTCGGAGAGCGTGAGCGTGCCGCTCCTCGATCGCGCGAGCGGCATGGCGTTCTGGTGGTTGTAGAGAAGCTTGATATCGCCTTCGATCGAGGCGCCGAAAGCGCCTGGAGCGATGCGTTCGACGAAGGAGCGTCCTTGCTCGTGGATCGTGCGGGACGGTTGCCCGTACACGGCAGCGACGCCGGATAGAGTCCTTCCATCGACCTTGGTTACGCCGGTGAAGTCACGATGTGAAATCATTGAGAGCCCCCGCCGATGTGTCGGCTCCGATGTTTGATGTGCCCCCGCCGGTGCCCATGTTCTTAGCGACGATCGGCTCGTCGAGTCCAGGCAGCGGCTTCATGTCGAGACGCGCGCGCGCTTCGTTGCGCGTGATCACGCCTGACTCGACGCCAGTGCGCAGCGCGGCCATTTGCTCGGCGAGCGACGGGCGCGTGATCGCGTCCGCGTCGAACGTCACAGTCGAGCCGAGCGTCGCGACCTTGCTGGCGATCTCAGCGCTCCACGCGGCGAACCAGTGCGAGAGGCACGCATCGACATACATGCGCGAGAGCCATTCCATCGAGCCGTACGCGTTGGCGCTGTGCTCAGCGAGGTACGAGGTCGGGACGCCGAAGATGCGCGAGACGTCTTCGACCGAGTAGCGGCGCGCTGCGCTGATGCCGGCGTCGTCAAGCGTTGAGGAGATGCGCTCGACCTTCATACCTTCGCTGAGCACAAGCGGCTTGCCGGCGTTCTGGGCGCCCGAGTGTTTCGCCATGAAGTCTTCGGCGATCATCTGACGCGCGCCCGCGTTCAACGCCGACGGATGCAAGATGGCAAGCTTCGGGTTCCCCGCGTTCTTCATCACCTCCAGCTGCGCTTGCTCTTGCGACGCAAGCACCTGGAGCGAGGTACGGCAGAGGTTGATCGGCGACTCACCCCACATGCCATCGATGCCGATCGCACGCAGATGGAGCATCGAACTATGCGGGACGTCGCCGTAGGTCTGCGTCTTGTAAACGGGCACTATGCCCGAGACATCGAGCGAGACGCTGCTGTATTCGAGCGGCAGAAGTTCGATGAGATCGCCGCCGAGCGTGCGGTTCACGACGGCGAAGGCGTTACCGTAGAGCAACGCTTGCAGCGTCATCGAGCGACGGAAGTCGTAGCCAGTTTGGAATCGGTTCGGTTGCGCAAGCAAGCGCTCCGCGATGTCGTCGCTACTCGTGAGCGGCGTGCGCGCGATGTCGTTGGCGATCAGCGTGACCGCGCGAT